AGTTTCCATTAATATACTTTTTAGAAACCACAAAAGATAGGATACTGGGTGCCAACATACACTATATGAGATCAAATGCTCGATTAAGTGCTATAAATAACAATAAGTTTCCCGTGTCTACTCTACATTACTACATCCCAAAGAATGCAGACAGTCTTTTCTTTGAGGTTAATGAAAACGAGGTACAGTTGCTAAGTCTGCTACCACTAGAAAAATTTCATCGTAATAGATAATGTCAATTGACAATAAAATTAAGAGTTTATCATATCCTACTGGGTTAGAAACAATCCCGTATGCTTCATTTCTTAGTATCCAAAGATATTCTTACAGCGAAGCATTGGAAAAAATTGCTAAAAATCAAAACGATGCTCTTGGTGCAATTTCTGGTTCAGATAATATAATCGTAAAGGGAGCACTTGCTCTTGCTGGTAAGTCTTTAGAATCATTTACAGATTCTGGTGAGAATGCTAGACTATCTAATAATAATATATTTAATAAACAATTTAAGGGTGCAGCATTTGTACCTGGCGAAAATGGTGCACCTGGCAGTATAGAGGGCGGTAAAGATAATAGAGTAGTAACAATACCTGGCACAACAAAAAGAGTTAAATTGGGAGAGTTAAAGAAGGACAAAGCATTTCTTAGGTCACTACGTCTAAAAGGACTGGAAGCAACCACATGTAACTTACCCATGCCAAATGAATATCAGTATTCATATGGTGCTGATTGGAATAACGAATTTAAGTTAGGAACTTTATCACTAATAGCAGAGAATGGTGGTGCTGCACTAAGAAACATGCTAGTTGGTGGTGCGTTAGGTGCAACTCCTCAAGTACTAACTAACTCATTAAACAACAATAAAAATATAAAAAACGTCAAGAAAAACGATAAGAACAATGCAGTGTCTGGTTTAGCATCAGGTATTGCAAATGGTGCCAAGAGAGGACTTGACCCCTTTAATAAAAACTCACCACTAGATGCTACAAATATTGCTGGTCTTGCTGGACTAGCACCTAACGAAAATGCTATACAAATGTTCCAAAAAATGAACATGAGAGAGTTTGAATTTACATTTGAATTTGCTGCAAGAGATAAACAAGAGAGTCAAAAAATAGAATCTATTATAGAATGGTTCAAACGTGGTATGCATCCTATGGCAAAAAGTGGTAGAGGTAGTGCAGTTATGCTGCAGTTCCCAGATGTTTGGATTATAACTCCAAAGTTTGTACCAGCAACTGAAAAGAATGGTCAGGTAACATTAGATGGCAAACCAATGCAACATCCTATGATGCCAAAAACTAAATTATGTGCATTAGTTAGCATGCAAGTGAATACTACACCCATGGCACAAATGCAAACTATGTTCGATGGTAACATACCATTAGTACAAGTAAATTTAAGATTTAAAGAGACAACCGCACTTACAAGAAACGATATGGAAGGTTCTAGTGGACAGACTGGTGGAAATGGTGCAGTGAAGTGGCAGAAAGGTGAAGCTCTAGACAACTTACCAATAGTGAAATTCTAATGTTAAACGGATTACCAGATTTATACTATAACTTTGATAGGTCTCAAACAGACGGAAAGTTTTTAGTCACAAAAAATATTTGGCGTCGTGCTGAAGTTTTAGATGAATTTAAAGTGCAACTTACATTGTTTGATGAATACATTGTACAGAACGGAGAAAGACCAGAGGACATCTCTACACAGTTATATGATAATCCATTTTATAACTGGACTATACTTATAGTGAATGATATAACTGACTACTATGCACAGTGGCCACGTTCTGTAAAACAATTACAAGAATTTGTCGAAAACAAATATGATAATCCAGCAGCAACAAAACATTATGTAACTACAGAAGTTAAAGATGCTGCTAATAATATTATATGTCCTGCGGGTAAGGTAGTTCCACAATCTTTTCAAGTTGCATATTATGATGGTAACTCAACTGTTACTGCTAACCCTGTTGTTTCTATATCCAACTATCAGTTTGAAGAACAATTAAATGCAGAGAAAGAAAGAATACAAATTGTACGTCCAGATATTATAGAAGATTTTGTTGCTGCATACTACGACTTGCAGAGAAAGGGTGACCGAACAGATACAATACAAATTGGTAACTCAACGTCAGATATAAGCATGTCATAAAAAAAGCACCCCGAAGGGTGCTTGAGAATCCATCTCGAACTCGATATTATTTAGTCTTCTTGTGCTAACTTAGCAAAGTAAGATAAAGTATCGTCTCCGTCATTAGGTTCAACCGATGATGGTGTTCCTATTCCAACAGGACTTGGTGTTGCCTCTACTTCTTCGTATGCTGTCTCAGCATCGACAGGTTTAGAGAAACTACCTTTTAATGTAGACTCAAGACGTTGCTTAAGTTCATCATATGATTTAAACTGGTCGTCAGCAGTGAACGCAGATAAACTGTGCTCTTGCTTCCAGACTGATTCTAGTGCTTTGTCGTCCAAATCTGCTAGTGTAGCGGGTTTGTCGAACTCAGACTTATCATAGTTCCAGTATCCTGCAACTCTTGTAATCTTGAGTTTGAAGTCAGCACCCTTCCAGAAATCGAATGGGTTTACTGGTGTCTCATCCTCAAATGCGGGTTGCATTGATTCCATAATCTTATCAAAGATTTTCTTACCAAAACGGTATAAGAATACTTTGCCTTCATTAGAAGGATTTGCACTATCTTTTACAACATAGATGTTGCTATAATAGTTTAACTTACGTTTTTGCTTACGTGCTTGTTCTCTTTGTGGAGAACCTTCAGCACCAGAGTTCCAGAGTTCTCTGTTCAAATCAGACACTGGGTCTTTCTTGCCTAAAGTTGTTAAGGAGTTTTCAATGTACCAACCACCTGGTCCTTGGAAGGCATGACTCCAAACTTGTGCCCATGGAAGGTCTTCTCCATCAGGTGCAGGGAGAAATCTAATTACAGCGTAACCGTTTCCTGCTTTGTCTACTTCTGGTTTCCAGAGACGCTCATCAGGACCTGCCTTGGTCTCAGACTTATTAAGTGACTCTGCTTTAGCGAGTAGGTCTTCAAACCCACCAGACTTCTTAAGTGAAGCAAATGACATACGTATTCCTCGTATTTGTGTATTGTGTGTATTACTGCAGATGCAGCGTACTATTTATTATAGCAGAACAAGAACTCTTTGACAAGCTTTTCTGCTTTTTCCTCACCAAACAGACCTTTAAGGTATCCACCCACAGGGTCTAGTCTGGTCATGTATGCATCGAAGTCCTCATATATTGAGGTGTCAGTACCTTTAGGTTTTGCTGACTCGACCATAATTTTATAGCGTGTAAGATACTCAGTGAACATATCTAAATGCTCATTGACCTCAGACATCTTACACTTTCTAACGTAAATGTTCTCAGAAAAGTGATTACCAACCTCAAAGAAACGATAGTCTCCATCAGATTTTGGTAGTCCTTTTACTGAGAACAAATAGTCTTCTGTAGGATGTTGAAAATCGAATACTATGATGACCCGATTCTCATTAAATCCCATAAGGTCCATACCAAAACTGGGAAGATTACTTCCAGTCTTAGGATAGATGATGTTGTTGTAAATGCAAGAGTTTTCATTCCAGATTTCTACCTCCCTTGATTTAATAAAGTATTCGTTAGTATAAGTTTTGGCAGTTAGAAAAGTATTCTTTTTACCTGACCACTCTGCCCAAACACTATCTACTCCGTTGTGTAAGGAAAACTTACTATGTAAGACATCCTTATACTTTGACCATAGATTCATTTTTTAAATACACCAAATTTTGTAAGCAAGTACAGACTCAACGCAGTCCAGAATATTATTTCTAGTCCTATGTTATTCATCGTGTTTATGCTTAGGGTAATCTTTTGATGCGTCCATAATAATAGCAGCACGTCCTTCATGTCCATGTGCTATACCAAGTTCATGCATCTTAGCATGCTCCTTGATTTGGTCTTTTAAGTTTGCTCCCCCGCCACCAAATGTCAAATGTAAACCATATAATACTAGTGCACCTAGGCACATGATTATCACACCAATGACCATTTGGTCACCTGATAAACCTGGTAAATTACCATGATGTATCAGAGGTTCTTTGCATTTTGTCCATGTGCCAGGCAAGTGATAGACTGGCGGACATGATAAAAATATCATTCTTGCGACCTCCATAATTTTCTCATCTCCTTATATGTAGGGTCATATGCTGCCCTATCTCTCATTTGTTTAAATATCGTAGCACTCCTTGCTTTTTCACAGTGAAGTGCATCTGGCGATTGGGGTCTAACGGAACCATCTTTAGCGTACTTCCGTCCACTAGAATGATTTGCATACCGACGGGAGCGAGTAAATCCCATCTCAAGAAATTTTCTTGCCATATCCATTCCAATGAAGTCTTGTTTGTTTTTATAGTCAACAAACATGGAATAAATCTTATCAGAAGATTTGCGAGCAATATTAGCATCTACAAACCTCCAATGAGCACAGATATCGTTAGTATAAGGGCGTACCAATAGCACTCCTTGCTCCCCCCTTCCAATGCGATAAAGTTTGCGGTTTTCTTCAAGAGTAAAGTCGATTCTCTTGTAATCAAGTCCATAGTCGAACTCCTTCATAATACCATTGTAACTCCGTTTGACCTGTCACATGCCCACCTTGTGACTTCACAAGCATGGAAACGTTCCTTTAATAAGTCTAACGCAGACTTTGGTTTATTTTTATCAGAACAGGTAAAAATGTCACACTTTGCAATATTTTTCTCAGGCCATGTGTGGATACTAAGATGACTTTCTGCAAGCAATGCAAATCCTGTTACACCTTGTGGTTCAAATTTATGCGTGTGTATGCTTAGAACCTGACACTCTGCTGCCTCTGCTGCAAGTCGCAAAGATTCTCTAACATACTCTTCATCATCTAATGTAGAAGGTAGCAAACACTCCTTTAAATCAAATAGAATATGTTTCATTTACTTGTCTTATAAGGTGGTTCCTGTAAGTGAGGCCATTTCTCATAGAAATCTGCAGTGACTGAAGGGTCATGGTCTGGATGATGAGTGCTATTAATTGATGGTTGCCAAGGTTTCTTAGACCTGTTGTTGATGACAATAAATCTATCTGCAGCAAATGTTCCTGCTAGACTTATTTCAATGTCTTCTCCATCAACCCAATTCATACTACCATCTTTCTTGGTATGTTCCATGAGTCTTTGAATCTCATCAATCATTTCTTGAGTTAGTTTCACTTGTATATCAGTATATGAAAATATTATAGCATATATGTGTTACATTTGACCACTTTTCGGTTTTGGGACGCAAACAAAAGGAGTTTTCCACAAATCGATGGTATAATTAGTATGACGGTACAGACTAATGAACGGTAGAGTGAACAAAGTAGCAATGTTAGCACGTGTAATGCGTATCAAAGACGGTATCCATAGACACCAGTGGTACCCCTATTGGAATGAAGAAGAACGTGCAGCAGCACAGATGGCACTGAACAACGTTCTAGATGTCTTAGATGAATA